TGGCACACGTAGTGCATTTTGTAGTCGCCACGAATCCGGTGCACTTGTTGAAATGGATTTTGATTCATATCACGTAAGACTGATTGCTAGATTAATTGGATATGAATTGCCAACATCGTCAATACATGATTATTTAGGTCGATTTTATTTTGGAGTTGATGCATTAACGGATCCGCAACGAGAAGAAAGCAAAGCAATCACGTTTAGATTGTTGTATGGTGGTATTGATTCAGAATTTTTGTCTATACCGTTCTTTCGACAAGTTAATGAATTTATTTATGATTTGTGGGCAAAATGGAAACGCAATAAACGCATCGTAACACCCATAGTAAAACGCCCATTAACTGCGGATACATTGCAAACCATGACAGCAAATAAATTGTTTAATTACTATTTGCAGGCAGTAGAAACAGAAGTATCTGTACAAAAATTACGACTAGTTTTGGACTTATTGAAGCCGTATGAAACTTTGATAATTTTATATACATACGACTCGGTGCTTTTTGATGTGCCAATGTCAGAAGCTAAACAAATATTACCGGAAATCAAGAACATTTTAGAACAAGGCAATTTTCCGGTTAAAATAAAAGTTGGCAATATTTATGATAAAATGAAAACTATCTCATTATGAATATAGATTTAATATTAACTGAATGGTGTTATAGATTACCAAAAGGCTATCCAACAACTCCTAAGGATTACGAGGTATTGTATCAAGTAATCATAGAATTTGCAAAGGTAACGCCTGATTATGCTCGTCAAATTGTTGAACGAGCTAAAGGTTCTGCAAAACAAATTATTGCGGAATCTATAGAAATAGAATCAATCGAAAATCCATCACTAATAGAAGCGTTAAATGCATCGGGAAAAATTGCAGAATTCCGACAATTTTTAAATCTATTGCCAACAGAAGCAGATGCAATAACAATAAAATATCTAAATCAAATTACACCAGAACAATCAGCAGAATTTGCTAATTTATTGTATTCACAAAGCGACATCAACGAAGATCAATTAAATCAAACAAATTTCCAAACAGGAATTGGTTCGGATTTATTTAGATTGGAACCAAAAGGTTTAGGTAAAGGCGAAATATTTTTAGCTGCATTGATACAAAATTCAAAAATCAATGGTGGAGGCGAAAGCTTTGATATGACGGTGAATAATCGTCCATATGAAATCAAAGATTATACCGGTGGAAAAGGCAATGCAAAATCAATTCGGTTAGGAACCAAAGCTAGCGTTACTAGATTCAAATTTTGGGATGAAATCGTAACCACATTGAAACGAATTGACCAATTACGTGGCACATTTGAAAATCCAAAATTCGATTTTCACAAATACTTCGATCAGCCACTATTAGAAGCAATTGCATATTTAGATAATCGACGTCAATTTATCATGGCTGGTAATCTAAACATGAAAGATAAACAATATTTAGACTCATTTTATCGCGAAGCCAATGCATTGAATTCCGAAATTGATGGATATACCAATGTTATTCTTCGTGGACCTAATGCAACTCCAATTGAAATGTCAATTGAACCTATTACTAAAACACCTGACGGTTCGATTATTATAAAACCCATAGACGATGGAAGTCAAGACGTAACTTATATCAACGCAGAGTTACGACGTTTAAAATATGTAAGAAATCCAAACGAATTGAATGTTGATTTGCAACAAGCAGTTGATGATATAATCGGAACAGATTTACAATTCATAGTTTTCCGCAAAGACAGAATACGAGTTACAAATGATTTCCGTTATGTAGTTATTGATGCCGGAAAAATTAGAATTATTGAAAAAGCAATCGGTGCGGATAAAATTGATTTGACAGATACCGACATAACCGAGGAATATGAACTTTGAAAACACAATTACTTTGCACATTTGCACATAAATCAGACTTAAACATTGTTGTAGATTACATACAACAAAGTTACATAATACCAGAACGTAGAATCTTTGTATTTGCAAATGCAGATGCAACGGATAACTTGTATTGCACATACAACGCCGATGCAGGAACTCAACGCGGACAGAATACTATTAGCATACATCGTAAAAAAGAAACAAACACATTGTATACAGTAAATGCTTTGAATGAAGTTATTCGAGCAGTAAACAACGGAGTGTTAGATAAAACTTACCAATTGGAATGGGCGATGTATCAAAACTCATTTATACTTACAGACACGGATAGTTACCGAGTAATTGATCTTGTATTTTTCAAGAAATTTTCGTGGAAGTAATATTTATTTATATAAGGAATTAAATGATTAAATTAAAAAACGTTCTTAAAGAACACGAATATAAAGCATCAACAACAGGTCCATTATCAGATTCTGAAAAAAAGGTATATCAGCATATTTTAAATGCAGTTGCTGAACTTACCACCATGACAGCTGATGATGCCGATGACATCACTGAACAACCTGGTAAACAACAAATGTATAATCGTCAAATTTTTCCAATTATCAAAGCAATCGAAAAACTTGCACGTGATATTGAAAATGACTAATACTAAAAATAAATAAAAAACTTAACAATTAACTTTGAATTAACCCATTTATTAATTATTATTAATAAGTAAACAAGTATATATTAACAAATTAACAAAGGAAGACTTATGGCGTTAGATTTAACAGCAATTAAGGCAAAACTAAATCAGTTAAACAAAGCTGATGACAAAAAACAAAATTTGTGGAAACCTGAATCAGGCAAAACAAGAATCCGAATCGTACCTTACGTACACAGAAAAGAAAATCCGTTCTTAGAATTGTATTTTCATTATGACATTGGAAAAAGATCAATGTTATCTCCAATTACATTTGGCAACGCAGATCCAATCGTTGAATTCGCAGACAAACTTAAGAAAACTGGCGACAAAGATGAGTGGTTAATGGGTCGTAAAATCGAACCAAAAATGAGAACTTATGTTCCTGTTATTGTTCGTGGAAAAGAATCAGAAGGAGTTAAATTCTGGGGATTCGGAAAACAAATCTACACTGAATTGTTATCAATCATTTCAGATCCAGATTACGGTGATATTACCGACTTAATGAATGGTCGTGATATTGATGTAGAATTTACACCAGCAGAAGGTGCGAATTATCCAAAAACATCAATTCGTGTGAAACCCAACACACAACCTGCAACCGAAGACAAAGAGATTGCACAAAAAATTATGAATCAGCCACAAATCACTGATTTATTTCCAGAGCCAACTTATGACGAATTGGAAAAAGCATTAACTGAATGGATGAATCCAGAAAATGCTGATTCGGATGTAGCAGAAGGCGAAGATGATGCCGAAGAAGAAACTTCAACACCAGCTGCACCAGCTAAAGCTTCAAAAGCAACAGCCCCGGCAGCAACTAAAGTAGAAGACGTTTCTGCTGCATTTAATGATTTATTCAAGTAAGGAGTTATAAATGGCTAAAACAAAAAGTAAGTCAGAACTGGAAGACAGTTTAGCAAACACGTTAGCAGACAGTATCAACAAACAATTTAAAGGTCAAGCACTTAAAACTGCATTCTTTTTAGATGGGGATGATGATTCTCCTAGCAACGTTAAAGAATGGATTTCATCAGGATGCGACTCACTTGATTTAGCAATCTCAAACCGCCCTAATGGAGGATTTCCTGTCGGGCGGATTACTGAAATTACCGGGTTAGAAGCATCGGGTAAATCGTTGCTAGCGTCACATACCTTAGCAGAAACGCAGAAAAAAGGTGGATTAGCAGTTTATATTGATACAGAAGCTGCAACTAGTTCTGAATTCTTGACAGCAATTGGAGTTGATTTAAAAACCATGTTGTATGTTCCAATGGAAACGGTTGAAGAAATATTTGAAACAATCGAAACAATTGTGGAGCAAGTACGTAAATCAGACAAAGATCGTTTAGTTACGATTATTGTGGATTCAATCATGGGTGCATCGACAAAAATAGAAATGTCAGCTGAATACGATAAAGATGGTTATGCTACATCAAAATCAATTATCTTATCCAAGGCAATGCGTAAAGTAACCAATTGGATTGCAAGAGAAAGAATTTGTTTGATATTTACCAATCAGCTTCGTACTAAAATGGGTGTTTCATTTGGAGACCAATGGACAACAGCAGGTGGTAAAGCAATTCCATTCCATGCATCTGTTAGATTGCGTCTTAAAAACACCGGAATGATTAAAGCGAAAATTAATGGCGTTGAACAAGTAGTAGGAAGCAAAACCGAAGTTCAAGTTGTTAAAAATCGAATGGGGCCACCACATAGAAAAGTAAATTACGAAATCTATTATGATAGCGGAATTGACAACTATGGAGGTTGGTTAGAAACAATGAAGAAATTTGACTTAGTTAAACAATCTGGAGCACATTATACATTGGAAGATGTAGATATCGAAACCGGAGTCGTTCATGGCGAAGTTAAATTTCAATCAAAAAACTTTATGGAAAAGGTGATTGAACACCCAGAAATTAAAGAACGGTTATATCAAAGAATTTGCGATGCGTACATTTTCAAATATCAAGCAGGAATCGATGGCGGAATTGATGATGTAATTATCACCGATGAAGTTTACGATGAAGAAGGATAATGAATAAGTATCAAAAATTATTTAAAGAGTTACAACAAGAAAGGCATTCAAGTCCGTCAAATGTAAATGATCATATCATGGTGTTTGACGGCTTGAACACTTTTATTCGTAGCTTTGGAGCGACACCTGCATATAATGAGGATGGCGACCATATCGGCGGAATAACTGGATTTTTATATTCGGTTGGAAAAACTGTAAGAGATTTACGTCCTAGTAGATGTGTTATTGTATTTGATGGCAAAGGCGGATCTGCAAAAAGAAAACGTATATACAGTGACTACAAAGGCAATAGAGCCAATAAAACAAAATTACGACGTCACGATCATCATGAAACTACGTTAGAACAAGAACAAGAGTCAATGCGACACCAATTCAGTCGATTAATTTCATATTTGGATAACTTGCCAATTACGTTCATTTCAATGGATGGTATCGAAGCAGATGATACCATAGCATATATTGCGGAAATGTATCAAGACGTTTGCAATAAAATGACAATCGTGTCAACGGACCGAGATTTCTATCAATTAATAAGTCCCGCAATTCAAGTTTGGTCTCCAATTAAAAAGAAAATGTACGATGAAACGGCATTGCTTGAAGAATTTGGGGTACATCCGATGAATTATGTTGTGTATCGAACTTTCACAGGCGATGCATCAGATAATATTCCAGGAGTAGATGGATTCGGACCAAAAACCATATTGAAAACGTTTCCGGAGTTGGCAGATGTTAAAGAATTCACATTGGATGATTTACAAAACAAATGTAAATTGTTAACTGAATCGAAAAACCATCAAAAAGTTCTGGATAATTATGAAACGATTGATAAGAATTATCGTCTCATGAACATTAAATTGTTAGATATACCAGCACAAACTTCAACTAAAATTCGAGGCATTTTAGAACAACCAATTCCTTCACTTAATCGTTCCGAATTTCAAAGATTATTTTATGAAGATAAAATGTGGTCAATCATGAAAAATTTACCGGAGTGGCTAACTAATACATGGTTATCATTAAATGCTTTTGCAAAACAAACTCAAATTTAATTTGGTTTTAAACATATTTTAATTATATTGGTTATATGACAGATAAATTATCGGAATACGGCTACGGCTTTCAAGTAAAAGTTTTAGCTGCAATGTTTACGGACAGAGCATTCCTACAACAAATAGCAGATATAATACAAGCAGACTATTTTGAATCGGATGCAAATAGTTGGTTATTGGAAATCATTCTTACTCACTTCAGAGAATACAAAACACCCCCGTCAAAAGACGTACTTAAGGTTAAAATTACTGAAATTGACAATGACATATTAAAGACGGCAATCTTAGAACAATTAAAGGAAGTATTCCGATACATGGAATCCGATGACCTTTCTTTTGTGAAAGATGAAATTCTTAAATTTTGTAAGAATCAAGAAATTAAGCGTGCAATTATGGATTCGGTTGGTTTACTCAAAATGGGTAACTACGACGAGATAAAAACTAAGATTGACGGTGCTATGAAAGCGGGTGCTGACACTAATATTGGTTTGGATTACAAAGCAAATATTTCGGCTCGATATGCGGAGGCGTCGCGACATACCATTACAACGGGTTGGGATGTAGTAGATGATTTGATGGATGGAGGATTAGCACCAGGCGAATTAGGCGTTGTAATGGCACCGGCAGGTATTGGTAAATCTTGGATGCTTATCAATATTGGAGCAAATGCAATCAAAGCCGGACACACCGTTATTCATTATACATTAGAACTCAATGAAAATTATGTAGGACAACGTTATGACTCGGTATTAACGGGAATCAATGCACAGACTCTAAAACATCATCAAGATACGGTGCAAGAAAAAATGGATACATTGCCAGGCGATTTGATTGTAAAGTATTTTCCTACAAAATCGGTTGGAGTATTAGGTTTAAAGGCACATTTTGAGAAAACAATCATGTTAGGCAAAACTCCGAAACTAGTAATTGTGGATTATGGTGATTTATTGAAAATTAATGCTAAAAAAGATAAACATGAAGCACTTGAAGAATTATATGAAGAATTACGCGGAATGGCAGGAGAGTACGACATCCCTATTTGGACCGCTTCACAGGCAGGTAGATCTGCTTTGGAAGAAGATATTATCGAAGCTGACAAAATAGCATCTTCATATGGTAAAGTGATGGTTGCGGATTTCTTAATGTCACTTTCTAGAAAAGTTGAAGATAAAATGTCAGGTACAGGTAGAGGACACGTTATTAAAAACCGTTTCGGCCCGGATGGAATTACATTGCCTAGTAAAATCAATACTAATAATGGACAATTCCAATTCTTTGAACCGCAAACAACTCAAGGAAAACAAACTACTCAAACAATGAAAACCGGCGAGAATATGATTAAGAAAAATTTAGCACAAAAATTCAAAGATTTGGGTGGAACTTTAGGATAAAAACATATTTATATAAAATTAGGTTCGGAAGCAATTCCGGCCTTTTTTTATCTAAAAACAATTTATAAATTTAACAAAACAAGATTACGAACATGGAAATTTCCAACAAAATTTTAAGCGAAATTACCGTATACATGAAGTATGCGAAATATCTCCCAGAACTCAATCGTCGAGAAACTTGGGATGAACTAGTTACAAGAAACAAAACAATGCACATCAAAAAATATCCACAATTGGAAGCGGAAATTGAATCAGCATATCGTTTTGTATATGACAAAAAAGTATTACCATCAATGCGTAGTTTGCAATTTGGTGGAAAGCCAATTGAAATTTCTCCTAATCGTATTTACAATTGTGCGTATTTGCCAATCGATGACCACCGTGCATTTGGTGAAGCAATGTTTCTTTTATTAGGAGGTACGGGTGTAGGTTATTCAGTGCAAAAACACCACGTAGAACAATTGCCAGAAATTCACAAACCAAATCCTAAAAAAACTCGCAGATATTTAATTGCGGATTCAATTGAAGGATGGGCAGATGCAGTTAAAGTTCTAGTTAAATCTTACTTTACGGGGGGTTCTTCATTTGCATTTGATTTTTCTGATATTCGTCACAAAGGAGCACGTTTAGTTACATCAGGAGGAAAAGCTCCAGGACCACAACCGCTTAAAGAATGTTTGATTAAGCTTCAAGGTATTTTGGATGCAAAAGAAGATGGCGATAAACTTTCACCAATTGAAGTACACGATATGGTTTGCCACGTTGCGGATGCTGTATTAGCAGGCGGCATTCGTAGAGCAGCACTTATATCTTTATTTTCAGCCGATGATGAAGAAATGATTGCATGTAAGTCAGGTAACTGGTGGGAAACTAATCCACAAAGAGGCCGTGCTAATAATTCGGCAACATTGATGCGTCATAAATTAACAAAAGACTTTTTCATGGATTTATGGAAACGTGTTGAATTATCAGGAGCAGGAGAACCAGGAATCTATTTAACAAATGATAAAGATTGGGGAACTAATCCATGTTGCGAAATTGCACTACGACCATTCCAGTTCTGTAACTTATGTGAAGTAAATGCATCAGATATTGAATCACAAGAAGATTTAGAAGAAAGAGTTCGTGCTGCAGCATTTATTGGTACGCTTCAAGCAGGATATACTAGTTTTCATTATTTACGTCCAATTTGGCAACGCACAACTGAGAAAGATGCATTGATAGGAGTATCCATGACAGGTATTGGTTCTGGTACTGTATTGGGATATGATATGAAAGCCGCAGCAAAAGCAGTTAAAATAGAAAATGAAAGAGTTGCAAATATTATTGGTATTAATAAATCAGCTCGTACTACCACAGTTAAACCTGCGGGAACAACATCATTAGCATTAGGAACATCATCAGGCATTCACGCTTGGCACAATGATTATTATGTTAGAAGAATACGAGTTGGAAAAAATGAAGCAATTTATACATATTTGTCAATTAATCATCCTGAGTTAGTTGAAGATGAATATTTTCGTCCACATGACACTGCGGTTATTTCAATTCCACAAAAAGCTCCAGAAGGTGCAATCTTAAGAACAGAATCTCCTTTTCAATTATTAGATCGCATCAAGAAAGTACATTTAGAATGGGTTAAACCAGGACATAGAACCGGAAACAATACTCACAATGTATCTGCAACAGTATCACTTAAAGCAGATGAATGGGAATTGGCAGGAGAATGGATGTGGAATAACAGAGATCATTATAATGGATTATCAGTATTACCATATGATGGAGGAACATATACTCAAGCACCATTTGAAGATTGTACGCAAGAACAATATGAATCCATGTTAAAATCATTAACCAATATTGATTTAAGCCAAGTAATTGAACTTGATGATAACACAGATTTATCGGGAGAGTTAGCTTGTGCAGGTGGAGCATGTGAGGTTAAATAATGATAGTGTCTGCATCAAAAGATTGGATACAACAAGCCTTTGTGAGGGAGTTTGGAAACAAGCTCCTTCCATCAGACTTTTATTATGAAAATGGATATCGAGTTTTTACGGAATCATTTCACGTACGTAGAGGTAAATGTTGCGGAAATGGATGTAGACATTGTCCATATGAACCGCATCATATAAAAGGTAATACTATTTTAAAAGATATTTATTAATATGATACGATTAAAAAATTTATTAAAAGAAATAGGCGAAGCAACTGCCCAGACATTTCCATATGAATTCTACGGAAGTCCTTATGATGAAGAAAGATACTATGGTTTCGAAACATCCCATTACCCATACTCAGTACATATTACCAATTATGAAGATAATGAAATAGAAATTTCATTTTTTGTACCTAATGAAGAAGATCCTGACCAAGAACGGTATGATATAGAAACTAATAAAGGTGATATATTTAAAATCATGGCAACTGTAATTGCTATAGTAAAACAAGATTTAAAAACACACCCAGATGTTGATACATTAGTATTTACTCCTGTTAAAAAACAAGGGGCAGTTGATAATAGTTCTAGAGCAAATTTATATTTACGTTATGTTAAGCATAGTTATCCCGGTGCTAAAGTTGAAACTAATGGAGATGAAATAGTAGTTAAACTACCACAAACGAAATACGATGCATCGGGCATCGACACGCCAGGTGATCCAAACATGTAAAGGGAAATACTACCTTGAAAGATATTTATTAATATGATACGACTACGCAATTTATTAAAGGAAACAAATTCATCAATAGAATTAGCTTATACTAGAGTTGATAAACTACCTTCCGGTAAAATTTTTGCGGATGCTAAAAATATAGAAGGTGTTTTTAACAAGTCTAAATATGATTGGAATGAAGTTATAGTTACATATGAACGGCATGAAGACGAACATCATATTAAAATGGTTAATATTGCAGATATTCATATAACACAACCTAACGTACAAGCTGAAAAAGTAAAACAAATTATCACAAACATACAAAATGCTCCTAGAATCAATGTTGTTCAGTTTAGCGATGGTGAAATGGCAATATATGACGGGCATCATAGACTAATTGCTAATTGGGCATTAAGTGAACAACAAATCAAAGTAAATTTAGTTAAATTACCAAAATATGATGCATCTGGTATAGATACTCCAGGTGACCCAACCATGTAATATGTTACATAAATCTTTGAAAACTAAATAAATTATCCTATAATATAATTAAGAAACAAGTTATGACTAAAGAACAAAGAAAAAATTTAGAATTAGTTAAATCTGGCTTTGCTAATGGCATCTCAACACAATTAGCAACAAAACAAATAATGTTCGGACCAGATGCCAGATTAACTGATGTAGAGAAACAAGAGATTATCGACGATGCTGCACATCATTATGGTAATTTTTTAACAGCATTGGGCGTTGTTTGGGAAAATGATCCAAACTCAGATAATACACCTCGTCGTGTAGCAAAAGCATATGTTAATGATTTATGGAAAGGTCGTTACGAACCAATGTCTGATATCACATCTTTCCCTAGTGACGGATATGATGGAATTGTGTTTGAAGGAGGCATTCCATTAACATCGATGTGTAGTCATCATCATCAAACAATTGAAGGATTAGTTCATATTGCATATATTCCAGCAGAAAATGGCAATGTAGTCGGTTTAAGTAAATTAAATCGAGTAGTTGAACATTTTGGAAGACGCGGTGCAATTCAAGAACAATTAACAGTAGCAATACAACACGCAATCAACGAACTTATTACCGACAATAAAGGCGTAGCAGTTATGATTGAAGCAACTCATAATTGTGTATCATGTCGAGGAGTAAAGCATCGCGGTGCATCAATGAAAACCGCAAAGTTATCAGGTGCATTTATGACTGATTCTAGTACTCGATTTGAATTTTACGAATTTATAAAAGGTTACAATGCATAAGACAGTAGTAATTGTTGGATTAGGTATTGGTAAGTTGTATGTCGATGTTTGCAAATCTATTGGTTGGAATGTAATTACTGTAGATTTTAACAAATCGTTGAATCCAGATTTTATTCGAATTGAAGATGCATTGCGTAACGTTCAAGTTGATATGGGTATTATTTGTACGCCAAATTTTACACATCAACCAATTGCAACGACAATGGCAAAATGCAATGTACCTAGGATTGTAGTAGAAAAACCTGGATTTGCAAATCTATGGGAGTGGATAAGTTTTTATAAAACATTTCCACAGACTAAATTGTTTATGGTTAAAAATAATCAATACCGAAACATTTTAAATTCTATACCACGTGAAAACATTAACAAAATACAATTGTTTTGGGCAAATAAAAATAGAATACCCGGAGCTGGAAGTTGGTTTACGAATGAAACATTAGCATTCGGCGGAGTATCTCGCGATTTGATGCCACATTTATTAAGTGCAGCACAAATATTATGCAATGAGCCATTACATGTTATATCTGCAATACATCATCAGCAATATGATATGGAATCGGTTGCAAATGATTCGTCATATGGTAATTTCCAAGAAAATGGTATTTACGATGTAGATGATTGTGCTTGTATTGAAGCCAAAACTGACAGTATTTCCATACAATGCATAGCAACTTGGAAATTTGATATTGATGCTGATATTATTAAATGGAAAATACATACAACGAATGGCATTTTGGATTTAGAAATGGGTTTATGTCCCGAATCGGCATATGAAAGCATGTTGCAAGATTATATGTCAGCAGATTCCGATACATATGCAAAACATCAAATTTATGACTTTGAAATTCATCAAATATTAGAAGAATTTACCGAGTCACCCCAAACCGTATCATACATAAAAGACATATTAGATGAAAACAAAAATATTTCATAGTTTCGGAGGTGAAACTATCAATGATTACGATTTCGATTTAGGCGAAATGCGTCCCGATCAAATATTAATTAAAACTAAATACACCGGAATTTGTCGAAGTGATATCGACCAATACACCGGTAAAATTGAAATTCCTTACGGTTGTTTCGGACACGAATCAGTAGGCGAAGTTTTATCAGTTGGTGCTGATATAACGGAATTCAAAGTAGGTGATTTTGTTGCATCGCGAGATGATTTAGCATACTCTCCTTATTTTTATGCAACGGAACCTAATACAACTCGAGTACCAGAATTGAGTACAAAATACATCATTGAGCCAGTTGCTTGTTCAGTAAACATTGCAAATCAAATATTATATTTTTGGAATCATCATGCTGACATGACACGTATTCTAATAGTTGGATCTGGGTTTGTATCGAATTTGGCTGCACAATATCTTAAACATATAATGCCAAAGTTATCAATTCATGTAATTGGAAATCATAATGAAGAACAATGGAACCGAATTGGCGCTAAATTTGTTACGTTTGACACTTGCGATACATATGACGTTATTTTGGAATTAAGTGGTAAACAAGAAAATTACGAACTTGTAACAAATGTCGCTAACGATAATGCACATATATATTTAGCTGCATCATTCAATCAACCAGTACATACCACATTTTGGAAACCATTATGGAAAAATTTACAATATTCATTTCCATCTCCTAGATCCAAATCATTTCCTATCATAATGAAACGAACTCCAGAACTAATTGAACAAGGAGTTTTAGATGTCGATTGGGTTTGGACAAATGCATATGATGCTAAAGACTACAAACAAGCATTTGCTGAATCTTTGCATAGAAATGGCGATTCGAAATTTATTCGTAGCTTTTTGGTTTGGAATGATTGATTAATTTCATATAATAAATAAAAACATATGTTTGGAGCAGAATATTTTTACGGCAAAGAAGTAGAAGGACCATTAGCAGATATCGACTCGGTATTCATAAGAACTACGGTACCAGAAAATTGGGATGAATATCCGCACATTTATCTGTGTATTAGTTACTTAACAGCAAAACCGGATTGGCATCTTATAGAAGTTATGTTAGATGACCGATATATCGTTACGTTGGAAGTAACACCTGAGTTATTGAAATCAATTCCAGCAACAATGTTAAATCGTTGTCGCATCATGTTATCATTAGAATGTCCGGAATTGGAAATGTTAAAACGCAATGACATTGTAAAAATTGTAACACGTCCATTTACCACTTTCAATGTAGTAAAATGCAACATGCAAACATCAACTCCAGACGATTATAAATTTGATAGTAAAGAAGGATAAAATGGCAAGATACATTTCAACAAAACGATTCGAAAATTATTCAGTAGCATTAAGACAATGGCGTGCGTCGCATTCTCATTGCGAATTATTACATGGATATGCTTTGAAATTCAAAGTTTGGTTTGCATCAAACGAACCAATTGAAGAAAATCAACTTGACGATATGAATTGGATAGTTGATTACGGTGGATTTAAAGATGCACCAAAAGGTAACGGATTAAAATCTTGGATGGATTATATGTGGGATCATACGTTGCTAATTGAAAAAGATGACCCATATTTAGATTTGTTTCAAACAATGTCCATGGAAGGAATTTGTGCACTTCGTGTATTAGATAAAATGGGTGCCGAATCGTGTGCTAAATTGGTATTTGACAAGTTCAATGAAGTATTAGCAAAAACAGATGCAGGTCGATGTAAATGCATCAAAGTAGAATGTTTTGAAAACGATAATAATTCAAGTATATATGAGCAGTAGTGAACAATATAAATCCTTGTATGATTACAGAGGACAAGCATCCAGACAAACCGGTTTAGGTAAACAAGTAAATGATGCAGCAAAAGCAAAAGGCATTAAAATTATTTATGAACCTTTGCCAGAACATTTAGTTCGCGAAGAATACAAAATGGTAGCTACATATCCGGTATCATTCTTAGATGAATATTTCGGAAATGAATCAAAGCCAGAAGTATCAAGTGCATCTCGTGGAGATATATTGCAAAGGCTTGTTGATTTAGAAACTCAATTCAAACAATTATCTGCTAAAATTGATACATTAATAACGAAAGAAACATACGATGACCTCCCATTCTAAAAGAATTACCGATTACACAAAAACATTGCCAATCGTAGAACTTTATCGTTGCGTACAAAGTGAAGGATCTCGATTTGGTAGGCCAACTATAGCAGTTCGAACTACAGGTTGTACGCATCGTTGTTTCTTTGGAGAAGGCGGGTGGTGTGACAGTTGGTATACAAGCATTCATCCGGAAAAAGGTGTATTTACGTTTAATGACATTATCAAGATATACGACGAAAATCCACATATCAATGAAATGATGTTAACGGGTGGCTCTCCGACAATGCATCCTGCATTAGTAAATGAACTGACACATTTTGCACATGAAAGAAACATTCTTATTACTATCGAAACCGAAGGTTCACATTTTATCGAAACTGATTATCCAATTGGATTAGTTAGCATCAGTCCTAAATTTGTTAATAGTATCCCGGTTGTAGGAGTTCCAACTCCACAAGGAACTATTACGGACCAAAAAATGATAGATCAACACAATAAATTCAGATTGAATAAAAAAGCAACTCGCGAAATGATTATGTATCATTCGGATTTTCATTATAAGCCAGTATGGGATGGAACACCGGAAAACCTTGAAGAAATCGAAGCATTTCGAGTAGAATTATTGATACCGAAAGAAAAAACTTATATTATGCCAGCCGGCGATACAAGAGATGAATTAATTAAAATGTATCCAATTGTATTTGATATGTGTGCGGAACATGGTTATAACATGACCGGAAGAGACCACATCATTGCATTTGATACAAAACGAGGAGTTTAAACGTGAAGAAAATTTTATATTTCACAGCAACATGGTGCGGACCATGCAAAGCAATAAAACCAAGAATGGAAATGTTATCGCAAACATTGCCAATACAATTCATCGATGTTGACACAAATAAAACAACTTGTGAACAATACGGTGTAAGAAATGTACCGTGTGTTGTTATAATTGACGGATCCACTGTAACGGGTCGCATAGTTGGTAATAACATAACAACGGAATCAGTTACTCAAATGTATAATAAATAAAAAAGGAACAAGTTATGAATTGGAAACCAATCGGAGATCAAGTACTCCTTAAGGAATTAGAAAAACAAGATAAAACTCAAAGTGGTATTATCATAATGAATTCATTGGATGATTATATCGAATGCGATGTTTATGCAGTAGGCGACGGTTTATTTACTCAAACTGGAAATAAAATTCCAATGACTGTAAAAACCGGAGATCGAGTAAAAATTTATTCCGGAAATTTAGGTTCACAAAAGAAAGTGCAGTTAAATTCAGGAGAATATGTTTTAGTTCGTGAACATGAAATTGCAATGATAAATACGCGTCCATGATAGAAATATTAGGATGGATAAGCACTGCGTTGGTATTAATTGGATATGTTACCAACGCAACTGGCTTTACAAAAACTGCAATGGTTAATTGGATATTAGGCGATATCGGTTGGATTGTTTATGATTTACATATTCAAAATATCAGCCATATGGTTTTAAGTTTAGTTATCATAACAATCAATCTATTTGGAATATACAGGTTATGGAAAAATTCATTACGAAAGACGAAATCGCAAAATGCGTAACGCAACTTGCTGTACAGATTACACAAGATTATAAAAAAACAGCATCAAGTTTGCCTCCGGTGATGATTTGTATTTTAAATGGCTCAATACATTTCTTTTCAGATTTAACAAGAGCAATGGGAGTTACAAGTGAAATTGATTTTATACGTTTAAAATCATATGAAGGACAAGATAACTCCGGTGGTATTACATGTCTCAAAGAATTGGAATTAGATTTACGTGGAAAACAAGTATATTTAGTTGATGATATTTGCGACACCGGAACAACAATTTTAGAAGCGTTGTTCATGATAAACAGCCGACAACCTGCTGAGGTAAAAGTTGTTACATTATTCAAACGAAAAAATGGCGTAGATTTAACTGATTTCTGTGGCTTTGATATTGATGACGAGTTTATATACGGGTATGGATTAGACAACAACGGAATACAAAGAGAATTACACGACATTTATAAAATAAATTAAAATATGGCATATCAATCAATAGGTTACGATAAAAAAACAGGCATAATGCATGTTTGGGATGATGAATTAGGACACCAAAAGTTTCCATTCAAACCATATGCATATTTGCCAAATAATTCCGGAGAATGTGTATCATTGGATGGAACCCGATTAACAAAAGTCGATGGCAATCACAAAGATAATTCAGCTGCATATGAATCGGATATTAATGAAGAAGTTCGTACATTAATTGATTTGTATTATGAATCGGATTTAGTTTCAAAAGGACATAGAGATTTCTTTTTTGATATTGAAACTGAACGAGATGAAAATGGATATTCAACGGCAACGGAAGCACGTGCTAGAATTACATCAATAGCTTATTACGATAAATTTAACAACGATAGACGCGTATTGCTATTAGACGAAGAACGTCGATTAAATTGTGCGGGTTTTGCAGGAGATGGTTATGTAGTAGAAGTATTTACTTCAGAAGCTACCATGTTAACTCGATTTATCAACATATTTGCAGAAATTAAACCAACTGTAATTTCCGGATGGAATACAGATAATTACGATATTCCATATTTGATTAATCGTATTAAAAATATCCTAGGAGCACAGGCAATAAAAAAATTGTCGCCAGCTGGAATTGTTGAATGGAATAAACATCGCGAAAGATACAAAATATTTGGAGTTTCGAGTTTAGATTATTTAACATTGTATAAAAAATTCACATATACGGAACTTGCTAATTATCGTTTAGACACCGTTGCTAAATTTGAATTGAATCGAGGTAAAGTTGAATATGACGGAGATTTGAATCAATTATTTGCAACCGATATCAACAAATTTGTTGAATACAACATGGTCGATGTTAATTTAGTTCACGATTTAGATGAAAAACTTCAATTAATACCATTAGCACGCACAATTTGTCACAAAGGACATGTTCCATATGAAGATGTATATTATGCCTCTAAGTATTTGGATGGAGCTGCAGTTGTAGATTTAAAACGCAACGGATTAGTTGCACCAAATAAAAGATTTCGTTTCGTTGAAGAAGAAACTGAAGCCGATGCGTTGGCAGGAGCATATGTAATGCCTCCAATTCCCGGATTATACAAATGGATTTATGACTTAGATTTAACTTCATTGTATCCTAGCATCATTATGGGTTTAAATATTTCTCCTGAAACAAAAGTTACTGTTATTAATAATTGGGATGAGACTTGCTTATTGAAACCGGAAGCAACTCAAGTAACATTTGCAGATGGCACATTTGCACAAGATGTCCGCACCTGGTTGCAAGATAATGCGTATACGGTTGCAAGTAACGGAGCAGTATATCGCACAGACATTCGAGGATTCTTACCAACGATTCTTGAAAAATGGTTTGACGAACGCGTTGAATACAAAGATAAACGAGATGAATATGCAGTAGGATCTGAAGAGTATAAATTTTATGATGCATTGCAGTTAACACAAAAAGTATTGCTTAACTCATTTTATGGAGTATTAGGACTTAAAACGTTTAGATTCCACGATTTAGATAATGCAGGTGCTATTACAGCAACGGGTCAAAGTGTAATTAAATTTTCTGCAAAGGTAATTAACAATCATTATGCCGCAGAAATAGGACAAGACCATTTTATCAATGCAACGGGTATGAAGTCCGAGTTTGCATTCTATACAGACACGGATTCGACATTTTGTTCTTCATTGCCTTTAATCAAAGCACGTTATCCGGATTGTGATGAAACTGATGAACAATTTATGATTGATCGTACTAATGAAATTGCATCAGAAGTCCAACGCAAAGTAAATGCAATGTATGATATATATTCAGACCGATTCCACAATACTAAAACACATCGTTTTCAAATTAAACAGGAATACATTGCTAAATCTGGATTATGGATTGCAAAAAAACGATATGCACAATGGGTTATTTTCAAAGAAGGTAAACCTACGGATAAATTAGATATTAAAGGGTTGGATGTCGTTAGGTCATCATTTCCAGAAGATTTCAAGAAAATAATGAAAGAAACATTGTGGCACATTCTTAAAGAACGCGATAAAACTACAACTTCTGATATGATTCATAAATTCAAATCTGGTTTGAAAAATTCACAAATATTGAATGTAATGAAAAATTCCGGAGTTAAAGAAATTTCAAAATTTATCAAAGGACGCAAACCATTTACCGGATACTTAAAAGGAACTCCAGCACACGTTAAAGCAGCAATCAATTTCAATGATTTCTTGCATATGCACAATGTAAAAGACATAACTCCAATTCAAAATGGAGAAAAAGTAAAATGGGCATATTTAGGAGATAATCCGTACGGAATGGATACAATGGCACTTCGAGGTTATGAAGATCCAACGCAAACTGTTGAATTCGTTGAACAATACATCGATCGTAATAAAATATTCAAACAAGAACTACAAAACAAGTTAGATGATTTTTATTCGGCAATGAATTGGGGAGCTTTTCCGGAAAATAATAACGCAAAAAAATTCTTTTCATTTGGATAATATAGATAAATTACTTATAATATAGTATGAAATATAGTGTAGTAGTAACATTTAGCATTGAAGGGTTTCATAATTGGCCCGATGCTAAAGACATTTTTCCTGAGGTAGCATTTTTATCGGATAGACATCGACATATGTTTGGATTCCGATGTTATGCAAATGTAACGCATACGGACCGAGATGAAGAATTCATTTTATTAAATCGCAAGATACAGCGAGGACTTAGAATTGGATTTAGTGGTGCTGAAACAAATGTATTGGAATTTGGTTCGATGTCGTGTGAAATGATTGGAGAATGGCTATTAGAATCATTTCCATCGCTTTACAAAGTAGAAGTATGGGAAGATATGGAAAATGGAGCAATCATTGAAAGATAACATGAAAATATTTTTAGTAGATTTAGAAGCAGTGCCAACTCGTTATACCTGCGAATGGAAATGGCATGTCCCGGCATTGCTTCGAGATAATGGATTCGAAGTGGAAGTAATTGAAGGAGATTTCAATATTCCAGAATCTACAACTCCAGGTGCATTCTTAAACTTTGGTGGTACCAATATGTATAAAGCAACTCAGATACATCGTTTAGCTGAATTGTTCACAAAAGGAGGAATTAAGCCTGGAGACCATATCATATTTACCGATGCGTGGCATCCGGGTATCATTAACGTTAAATACATGAGTGAATTACTAAATATTCCTGTTGTAACGCACGGATTATGGCACGCGGGTTCATATGACCCAAATGACTTTTTAGGGCGTCTCGTGGGAGATAAACCATGGATACGACATACGGAACAAGCATTCATCGCTGCATTTAATCACAATTGGTTAGCAACTGTTGCACATTTTAATTTAATGCGTAAAACATATGATATTTTCTTGGATCCGACATTTGACAGAACCGGTTGGCCAATGGAATATACAGAAATGATGATTGCACCTAAATTATGGTCAGAAAAAGAAAACATTATTGTATTTCCACATAGAATTGCTCCAGAGAAACGATTAGATTTATTTCAAGAATTAGCAAAACGACCTGAATTGAGTCATTATCAATTTTGTGTAGCAATGGAGATGAATTTAAACAAAGCAGAATATCACGAATTGCTTCGTAAATCTAAATTTGCAGTATCTTTCGCAGATCAAGAAACATTGGGAATATCAATGTATGAATCTGCTTGTGCTGGAGCATGTCCTTTAGTACCAAATAGATTATCTTATACGGAAATGTATGAACCGTTGTTTAAACGTGCCGACACAATCGATTCGGTTGTAAAGGCAATATTAGAATACGAACAACGAGATATGTCCGAACCAATTGCACAATTGGTAAGCAAATTACATAACAACTTTTTTTCAGCAAAACAATTAATTAATAAACTAAAGGAATACAATGAGCGAACAAAATAAACGTTTCATATATTTTCCATCTTTATCTGCCGGCTCAATGGTATCGGCATTTAAGAAGGATATGAAATTTGAAAGCGGTGCCCCCGTAAAATTCTTTGATTCTCGATATCCAGAAGAATGGCGACACCCATATTTTCTAGTTACTGCGGGACATCATTATAAAAAAATGGATTTTCGAGACCAATTGGGTTTAGAAAAAGATGTATTGGTATTTGGCGACTCTGGAGGATATCAGGTAGCAACCGGTGCATTGCCATATAGCAATGAATTACGAGAAAAAATCTTTCATTGGTTGGAAGCAAACAGCGATGTAGCTGCAAATTTAGATATTCCGCCGAAGAATAAATATAGAAATCAATTTGCACATTGTGCTGACATTAGTTTCGATAATTTTGCTTGGTTTGAAAAACATCAAAGTGGTAAAACGAAATTCTTGAACATGTTGCAAGGTTCAAATACTGATGAATATACTTGGTGGTATCATAAATTTAAACACTTTGACTTTCAAGGTTGGGCGATTGGTGGTCCTCAAAAATTAGTAGACTTCATGTTTGCGGTAGCATTAATGTTAAAAAATAGAGAATTTGAAAATCCTAGATTGGAATTTGTCCATTTATTAGGAATTAGCAAAATATCAGATTTCTTTATTTTAGCAACATTGCAAAAATTGATGAATCAACATACCGGCAATAGAATATACATTACAACGGATTCTTCATCGCCAGGACAATATCCAGTATTTGGTACATATTTGCATTCGACAAATTATAAAACTCAAACATTTTCTGAGTTATATTTTCCAAAGAATGCAGAATACCGTAGAAAAAATCATATTAAACAAGGAAGAGCTGATGCTACTAGTATTGATTTGACTCAACATGTTCCTTGTTCAATTGGATGCCCCGCTTGTGAAGATTTCACTTACGAATTATTAGGAGGACAGACTGCAACAGGCCTGGACCGTTATTCGCAAGAAGCAATGCCTAGAATGGTTGTTCATAACACTCATTTATATGTGCGTGCTGCAGAAGACATAAATTCGTTGGTAGATAGTCACGTTGAATTGTTGGAAACGGTAGTACCAAAAGATTTATACGATGTAATATTATCATTGCATGAAATGTTTGGCGATCCTGATGCGGCATTGAACACATACGAAAAATACATTAAAACATATAAAAAGTTTGGCGGAAGTAGCATTTCAACTACAGATGCCGGAAATTTCAATAAATTCTTTAAATTTTAAAAGGTTACAAAAAATGGAAAAAAGTAAATTACAATCATTTATCAGTAGATATTATTTAGCTGGTAATTGTGAAGCAGTCATTTTAAAAGAAAATGAAAAAGGTGTTGGTTGTGAATTGATTGACATCGATCAAACCGTAGTAGGTAAAATTCAATGGATGACTGAGCCATTCATGAAAGGTACATTAGGAATCAATCATACCGGTGCATTAATCAAAATGTTAAGTGCGTTAGGAGAAAACATTTCAATTGACGTAAAAGATGCAGCTGGTAAAAATTATGCTATGACAATTTCGGAAGGCAGTACAAAAGCAACATTCATGTTGGCAGATACCACAGTAATTCCGTCAGTGCCTACAATTAGTGCTGAACCTGATTATCAAATTCAAATTGCAGTTAATGAGGAATTCATTAGCAAATTTATCAAAGCAAAAAATGCATTACCAGATGCGAAAAACTTTGCAGTTCAAGTTAAAGGTGGTGTAATTAAATTTATCATTAATTATACGACAGTTAATTCGGATAACATTTCATTTGAGGTAGGAACTACAACGAATGGCGATATGGATCCGGTTTGTTTCTCTGCGGATAAATTGAAAGAAGTACTTGTTGCAAATCGTGGCGACGCTGGACAATTACATGTATCTCCTGACGGATTATCTCGCATTGACTTCGTTGGTAGCGACTTTGAATCTAGTTATTGGTTAGTAATGTTACAGAATTAAGATATGCAAGTAAAAATAAAAAAATTACATGTAGACGCAGTTATCCCGGCATATTCAAAGCCGGGTGATGCTGGAATGGATTTGACAGCAGTATCGGCAACTCAAGATCAATATGGAAATGTTGTATACGGTACCGGATTAGCAGTTGAAATACCGGTAGGGTATGTTGGTTTAATATTCCCTAGATCGTCAAACAGCAAAACAGACTTATATCTAACAAATCATGTAGGCGTCGTTGATTCTGGATATCGTGGTGAAATTATGTTTAAATTTCGTCCCGTTAACGGATTACTCAATGCCAAAGTATTTCAAGTAGGTGAGCGAGTAGGTCAATTAATAATATTACCATATCCATCAATTGAATTTGATGAAGTTGATGAATTGTCAGATTCAGAACGTGGCGATGGTGGATTTGGTTCAACAGGTAAATAAAAAATATGTACGGAAACACAGAAAACACACTTTGGGTTGAATCATTTAGACCCAGCACATTAGATGGATATATCGGTAACGAACATATCATCGAAAAAGTTAAGATTTTTATCGAAAATGGCGATGTTCCTCATTTATTATTCTATGGATCTGCTGGTACTGGCAAGACAACTTTAGCAAAAATTATTGCCGGAAGTGTTGATGCTGATTTAATGTATATCAATGCATCTGACGAAAACTCAGTGGATGCAGTTCGAGATAAAATTAAGCGATATGCATCAACGGTAGGTTTTAAACGTTGGAAAATTATTATATTGGATGAAGCTGATTATTTGACGCCAAATGCCCAAGCAGCACTTCGCAATTTAATGGAAACGTATAGCAAAACAACTCGTTTTATTTTAACATGTAATTATGTTGAAAAAATCATTGACCCAATTCAATCTCGTTGTCAAACATTTGCTATAACACCTCCAAATAAAACGGATGTTGCTAAAAGATTGGTAACGGTGCTTGAAGAAAAGTCAATTAAATATGATATCAAAGATATTGCGGCTATTATCAATGCTTCATATCCAGACGTCAGACGAGCCTTAAACGCAGCACAAGCTTCTGTAGTTAACGGAGTATTGCAATTGGATAAAGCTAGTGCAATACAAGCAAATTACATGACTGAAGTATTAGAAATGTTGAAAAATTCATCGGATAAGAAATCTGCATTCACAAAAATTCGTCAATGTATTGCTGATAGCAAGGTTAAAGATTTTACTCCATTGTATACGTTTTTATATGATAACTTAGATGAATTTGCACATGGACACATTGCCCCATGCATTTTAATCATTGCTGAATCACAATTTAAAGATGCAAGTGTGGTTGATAAGGAAATCAATATAATGGCCATGTTTGTAAATTTATTAGGAGAAATATGAGTATAACAGCAGCAGATATGCAACCAATCCAATGCACTGAATGTGATGGATTATATTTTCGTCAGGTAATGGCAATTAACAAAGTATCTAAATTATTAACTGGTGCAGACAAAGATACGATGGTGCCGATTCCAGTATTTAGATGTGATGATTGTGGAGCAATACCACCAGAATTCCAACCAATTAAAACTAAACTTAAATAATGTCAATTCAATATCACAAAAGCACAGTTACGATTGTTTTTAAAACATCGAATAGGAGCAATGCAAAAACTAAAATGAAATCGTTTCGAAACAAGACAATTGATGACATTTTAGATGCAAAACGAATAATAGGCGTACCAGATAATGCTGTGATATTAGAAATGGGGTTAGGTAAACAATTAGAAGAACAATACCGTAAAAAATATAAACTATAAAATATATGTCAGAAGAAAAAAAGAAAGCGGCTACGATGTTTGATTTCATCGATGGTGTAACTCATAAAAAGAAAGATTGGTCGAAATGGTCTGAAATGGATCAAAAGGCATTTAGTCCTTTTATGATGAATCGCTTTTTATCAATGAGAATGGAATTAACTGAATTGATCAATGAATTTCAAACATATACAATAGGATTATTACGGCCTAAGGAAACGTATCGATTGTATCATGAGATATTGCCAAACAACAAGGCATTTGCAAAATACATTAAAGGCAAATCCGAAGACAAATATGAAAAAGGGTTAGTCGACCAAATTGCCGAACATTATCAAGTTAGCAAAACAGAAGCTACAGATTATTTAGATTTAATGGATAAAATGCAATGTGAACGCATACTTACGATGTATGGATACAGTGAAGGAGAAAAAAAGAAATTATTAAAAGGAATAAAATGACACAAATTGCAATTAATCCAGAAACTGGATTTCCGTATACTGAGTTCGACCGAATAATACCAAAAACGGATAGTATCGTTGACTCAATTATTGACCGATTCATAGTTCGAGCTCAAGTTGGCAAAGCAAAATACGGCGTCGACTTGGATCGCACGGATCTTTCTCTTAAAGAATGGTTACAACACAGCATTGAAGAAAAATTAGATGATATTCTTTATATGCAACGTGCATTAAAAGAGTTGGAAAGGTTGGAATCTACAAAATAGTATTTTTTTTTTGCAATATATTTATATAAAAGATTAAAAGGTAAAAATGGTAAATACTAAACTGAAAAATTTACTTGCTGAAAATATGCGTAGATTTGGAACTAAAAATTTGAATGAATTAAGTAATAAATTGCGAGGATGGATATCGGAAGAAAAATTATTACATTATTTATCATCTATTAATAAAAACGATTCAATTAATGATATCCAAGAAATAGATACTAGTATGCTAGATGAAGAAAGTTTAATTTCAGAATATAATGATATTTTCAGAAAATATGATATAGAATATATTGTTACTAATATTAAATTTGATGACTATGGCGACGTTAAATCAATATACATTAAATAATTTTAAATACATAGTGCTGGCAGAAATGTTAGCACTTTTTTACTGTTCGGTTGGAATCTACAAAATAATTTCATATAATATAAAAAAATAAATTAAATGAAAGACAAAATTAGATTACCTGCTATTTTAATAGCGTATGTGATGATTATGTATGTTTATTTCGAATATATCATCTCGCGAGAAATTTCAAATTATATATTGTGGCCAAGCACAATTATAATCATGTATTTAACTTGGGAAACAATTAAATTAATTTCAAAACAAATTTCTAACAAATTATGATTTCAATTATTATTGCTGTAATCTTTACAGTATTAGCTGTTATAACGGCTTTTTCTTCAAGCATGTTAACTAAAGACAAATATGGTGATACCAATATTGATTTTAGTAAAATTATCAAACCGGTTGCCATTTTGATTGTAGGTTTATTTATTTCTGGAATTCAACCATATGCAATTGAAAAAATTGATGCTGGTAACAAAGGATTAAAAGTTAACTTAGTCGGCAGTCAACGAGGGGTTTCTAGTTATCAATACAAAACTGGTTGGGTTATATATAATACATGGACCGAACAAGTATTAGAATTTCCAATATTTCAGCAACATATTGAATACGACGACCAAACAGTTATTCTTAAAGGTGGATTTCCTGCTACCATTAAACCATCATTTAACTATTCATTAAAAGAAGATGCAATTGGTGATATGTTTATTAATTTACGAAAACCTATCACAGAAATTGAATTAAATTGGTTAAAAAATGCAATTATTGGTGCAGTAAATGACGAAGCAAATAAATGGGAAGTAGATAGTATTTTTAACCACCGACAAGCATTTGAAGCCGCAATTGTGACGGAATGTAATATTAGATTATCAAAATGGTTCAATGTATCACAATTAAGAACTAATATAACGCCTCCGGAAGCATTGCAAGAATCAATTATTGCTAAAACAAAATCAATTCAACAAGCACAAGCATCTGAGCAACAAGCATTAACGGCAATTGCAGATGGAAAACGCAAAATTGCCGTAGCAAGGGCAGATAGTGCGGAGCAAGTTATTAATGCGGCAGCTGCAGCAAAAGTTATCAAGTTGAAGCAAACCGAATTGACTCCAATGTATATTGAATATTTAAAAGCACAGGCTTGGGATGGTAAATTGCCAACCACAATTGCAGGAGGTAGTGGTACCTTTTTGAATATAAAGTAACCAACCACTAAATTTAATTTATTTTCAAAGCCGTAGCAGAAATGTTGCGGCTTTTTTTGGTTTCTATAGGTTTTTTTCATATAATATAGTATGAAACAAGGGAATTATCTGAATCCGATATACAAATTGTCAATGCCAGATGCTACTACAGTACCTCGCAAAATATCGTATTCACAATGGTCATTGTACGAACGATGTCCGTTATCATGGAAATTAAACTACATTGATGGTTTAGCTCCATTTCAATCAAGCATTGATACCGTGTTTGGAACTGCATTTCACGAAACGTTGCAATATTTTTTAACAGTGATGTATACCGAATCAGTTAAACGTGCAGATGCATTGGATTTACAAGCAATTCTTACAAATAAATTACGAGAAGAATACTTAAGATGTGTAACTGAGTCTGGTGGTGTTCATTTTTCAAATCCTTTGCAATTAGCAGAATATTTAGAAGATGGCATTGCTATATTGGATTGGTTCAAGAAACGTCGCAAACAATATTTTTCAACAAAAAACTATGAGTTAGTTGCTATTGAAATGGAACTTTGTGTACAAGCATCTGATACGAATTCATCAGTATATTGGTATGGATTCATTGATTTGGTTATAAGAAATACAGAAACCAACAAGATTTATATTTACGACATAAAAACATCTCGTAGCGGTTGGAATGCAAATGCAAAATCCGATGCATTGAAAATGGCTCAATTGATTGCATATAAAAATTATTTTAGCAAGCAATTTGGTACCAATGTTGATAGCATCGAAGTTGAATTTTTTATCGTTAAAAGAAAAATTGTTGCAGAATCAATGTTTCCACAAAAACGCGTTCAAATTGTAAGACCATCTGCTGGATCTGTAACTAGAAAAAGAGTACAAAAACAAATAGATGCATTTGTTGAACAATGTTTCGATAAAGACGGTGTAAAGAATGCAGCGGGCACTTATTTAGCAACGGCAGGTAGAGGTGCATCGAATTGTAAATATTGTCCATTCAAAACTGATTACGAACGTTGTCCTAAAGAAAATAGAATAAGAGAATGAAATACACGCACGAACATGTATACGTATATCAGTTTGATATAGAAAACCACAAAACGTGGGGTGGTAAACGTTGGGAAACAATGGAATATAAATTGTGTACTGATATCAACGATCCAAATCATAAAAAGAACCGCGAAATGTTAGAATCCATGTTACGTACGGTGTATGGGTATTATCCAAAAGGCGTTAAATTTTTATATGAAAAACGATGAATAAAATTGCAGTAATTGGAAACACTGGATGGCAAAACCGAAGAAAAGTTCAAGAAACCTTACAACAACTTAAAGCCAGATTCGGTACCGAATTAATTGTTATAGGAGCAGGCGGAAATGAAGGAGCGAATCACATGGTTAAAAAATATGCAGTGGAATTTGGCATTCAATATGAAGAATATAATCCTTCATTTTCAGGATACAATATATATTCAGCAATGCCTGAGGCTTATTACGGAAAGCCATATCATTTTAGTCAATTACATCATCGCATGAAATTAATTGCGCAACGATGTGATTACATGATTATAATGTCAAATGAAGCTAAATTGGATCCTGTATTGAAAACGGCATATTCCAATGTTAACAAATTACAAAAACCGGTTGTTATTTTAGGATAATATATTTATAATAAAGTTATAAGGAAATACATGGAGTTATCAAAAAAGAAAAAAATCCTATTATTAGGTGATGATTTTCGTTTACCATCTGGTATCGGTACCGTTAGTAAAGAAATTATCTTAAACACAGTTAAAGAGTTTGATTGGGTTCAATTGGGAGCAGCAATCAATCACCCAGATGCCGGAAAGGCATTTGATCTTTCGCCAGATGTAATTGCAGAAACTGGAATTGTCGATGCAACAGTTAAATTGATTCCATGGAATGGTTATGGCGATAGGAACATTCTATTTGCAATTTTAAATCAAGAACAGCCGGATGCAATATTACATTTTACAGACCCTCGTTATTGGACTTGGTTGTATGCATTGGAACATGAAATAAAAACAACATTTAATATTCCAATTACATATTATTCTATTTGGGACGATTTACCGTATCCAATGTGGAACGCGCCGTTTTATGGTAGTTGTGATATGATCATGGGAATTAGCAAACAATCCGACAATATACATAGAGAAGTACTTAAACAGAACGGCTTCGGTGTCATTAATTATGATGAAGGTGATTCATTACCGGTAGATAAAAAATGGAACCAAGTATTAACTGGGTATGTACCGCATGGATTGAATCATAATGTATATAAACCGTTAGCAAACACAGATCCATTATACGTTAAAATGTATGACCAAGTAAAACGTGCAAATGGTGTCGATTTTGTGGTATTTTGGAACAATAGAAATATTCGAAGAAAACAACCAGGTGATGTAATATTAGCATTTAAAACTTTTGTTGATCGTTTACCTGAAGAACAAAAAAATCGCGTTGCCTTATTAATGCATACACAAGTTGTTGACGATAATGGTACTGATTTACGTGCAATTTGGAAAACATTGGCACCTAAGTGTAAAGTATTGTTTTCAGAAGCAAAAATGTCAGCACCGGAACTTAATGCATTATACAATGTAGTTGATGTTACAATAAACATCGGATCAAATGAAGGTTGGGGACTAAGTTCAACAGAATCAATGTTAGCCGGCACTCCAATTATTAACAATGTAACCGGTGGATTGCAAGATCAATGCGGATTTGTTGATGAAAATGATGAATGGATTCGCTTTGATGGTGAATTTGCAACAAACCATACCGGCAAATACAAATTGCATGGAATATGGGTAAAACCAGTATTTCCGAGTAATAGATCATTGCAAGGTTCGCCGGCAACCCCATATATTTTCGATGACCGAGTTCGTTATGAAGATGTTGCAGATGCAATACGTTATTGGTACAATACGCCTGAAACACTTCGCGAAGATATGGGTAAAGAGGGAAGAGAATGGTCATTGCGTAATGGATTAACTGCGGAACAAATGGGCAACAAAATGATTAACATGTATCGCAATTTGTTTGTAATGAACAGAGAATACAGACCGTTATATACCATAACAAAAACACAACCACTAAGTTACGAACGAACAGGAATAGTAGAATAATGAGAAAAGTAGTTATAGCATCGCCAGTCGCGACACAATCAGGTTACGGACATCACGCACGAGAAGTCATAACAAATATTATAGAACAACGAGGTTCTGAATGGGACGTTAAATTGTTATCATTGCCATGGGGTCATACTCCAATGACATATCCAATTTCAACAGATTTTCAATTACGTATTATTCCGTTGCCATTAACTGAGCAACCAGACGTTTGGATACAAATTTCAGTTCCAAATGAATTTCAGCCGATTGGAAAATACAATATTGGAGTAACAGCAGGAACCGAAGGCGATGTTTGCCCGGAAGCGTGGATTGATAATCTTAATGCAATGCAATTAGTAATCGTTCCATCGGAATTTACTAAAACGGTATTTGAAAGCACATCAAAACAAAAAAATAAAGCAATAACAACACGTATTGTGGTTATACCAGAATATTTCGATGAAACTGTATATACGAATACAAATGTAACCGAAACTATCTCAGATTTGGATATGATTGACGAATCATTTGCATTTTTATCGGTTGGACATTGGTTATCGGGACAAGCTGGCGAAGATAGAAAAAACATTGGTGGATTATTACATTGTTTCTTCAATACATTCAAAGATACAAAAAACGCTCCGGCATTAATTTTAAAAACAAGTGGTGCCACATATAGCATCATGGATCGAATGGATATTGAAAATCGAATCAATCAACTGCGAGACATGTTTGCAAAATCAAAATTGCCAAACGTATATTTGGTTCATGGCGAATTAACTGATGCAGAAATGAATGCTTTGTATAATCATAAGAAAGTTAAAGCTATGATATCATTTACAAAAGCAGAAGGGTTCGGAAGACCATTATTAGAGTTTTCTACTACAAGCAAACCAATCATTGCACCACATTATTCAGGACAAGCTGATTTCTTAAAGAAAGATTTCATTTGTGCATTACCAGGTCAATTGACTCCGATACATCCTTCAGCACAAAATGAGTTTTTAATTGCTGAAGCAAAATGGTTTACTCCTGATTACGGATATGCTGGAAAAATGATGCAAGAAGTATATAAAAACAATAAAAAGTGGTTAGAACTTGCAAAACGTCAACGTTATTTCGTTAATTCAACATTTACTAAAACAGCAGTAGCCGCAGTGTATGAACAAGTACTTGGTATTGTAGACACTGAATTACAAAGCATACCAAAAGCAATTGAATTGAAATTGCCTAAATTGCAAAAGGTTGGAAATTAATCATTAAATATTTATTATAAATAAAAAGATATGAAAATAAGTTATGCCGTTACTGTATGCAACGAGTTCATTGAAATTCAAAGACTTGTTACACAGTTATTAAAAACAAAAAGACCACAAGACAACATTGTGGTTTTATACGATGAAGCAAATGGTGATCCTGAGATTGAAAACTATTTGCGTTCACATTCCGTTAACGGAGAATTTGCTTGGCATAAAGGTAAATTTGCTGGAGATTTTGCGGCTTGGAAAAATCAATTGAAATCATTATGTACAGGCGATTACGTTGTATTCTTAGATGCAGATGAAATGGTTACGGATTATTTTATGCGAATTTTGCCTGATGCATTATCAATTAATACGAAGCCAGACATGATTCGCGTTCCGCGTGTTAATCGAGTTAATGGCATTACCGAAGAACATGTTGCAAAATGGGGTTGGCAGGTTGATGTGTTTAAACGTATCAATTATCCGGATTATCAAACTAGAATTTGTAAAAATATTCCGGAGATTACATGGACTGGCCGTGTACATGAGACTTTAACAGGATTTCAATTTGAAGCAAATCTTCCAGCAGACATTGAAGAGTTTGCATTGATACACGTTAAAGATATTGCAAAACAAGAACGTCAAAATAATCTTTACGAAACATTATGATACCTACAATAAAACATTTAGAAAATTTATATCCTAGTTTCCAATCAGAAGGAAATGCAGCGCAATTTGCAATACCATTTGCCAAACATGTTTGCACCGGTGTTGGAGTTGATGTTGGATGTAACCGAGAAGAATGGAAATATCCAGGCGCATACGCAGTAGATCCAGAAATTAATGAATATGATGCATTAAATTTTCCATGGATTGATTTAGATTATGTGTTTAGCTCACATTGTTTAGAACACTTACTTAATTGGGTTGACGTACTCGATTATTGGACATTAAAATTGAAATCGGGAGGAACTTTATTTCTTTATTTACCTGATTATTCCCAGACATATTGGAGACCATGGCATAACAGAAAACATGTGAATATATTCACGCCAGATATCATTGCAGATTATATGAAAGATAACGGATTTAAAAATATTTTTAAATCAGGAATTGATTTGAATAATGCATTCATGGTTATGGGACAAAAACAATGAAATACGTTTTCAATCAATTTCAAGGCTTAGGTGATATTTTATTTTGCGAGCCAATTGCAAAACATTATTATAATAATGGTGCAAATGAAATTATATGGCCAATATTAAATGAATTTATGTGGTTACAAGAATATTTTCCATATATTAAATTTGTAGATTGGTCTCAATATCAATTTCCTTATGAAAGTACTTTTTTTGGACATGTCTCTGAAAATGAAATTCACGTACCTTTGCGATTTGCTAATCCAATTGTTAGAGGGCTACACCCACATGATTATTCAGATCAATTTCATACAATGCTAGATAAATATCGAATGGTAAATTTATCATTAGATTCTTGGAAAACGATGACTTGGATACGAAACTTAGAACGAGAAGCTTCGTTATTTAATTTGTGCGTGAGTGATTCAAAATATATTCTAGTAAATAATATGTGGAGTGATGGCGTTTTAGATATACAACTAAATAATCCAGAAAACTATCAAATAGTATATATGAATAAAGTTCCCGGTTATACTATGTTAGATTGGGCTAAAATAATAGAAAATGCAGAACAGATTTATACTGTATCAACTTCTAATTTATTTTTAATTGAAACGTTACCGATAAAAGCTTCAAATGTGTGTATATATCCTAGATTACCTCGAGAAAATAATTTTGATGGAATCTTAGAATTTGTAAATAAAAATTTTAAATTAATAATATGAAAATACACGCATACGTAATTTGTAAAAATGAGGAATTGATTATGCCTCATTTATTAAATTATTATTCAAGATTTTGTCAAAAAATTACATTTTATGATAATGAATCTACCGATAATACAATTGATATTATTAATAACTTTGTTGGGTGCGAAACTGAAATTATTTCATATTCTACGAATGGAGAAATACGTGATGATATTTATGTTCAAATAAAAAATACATGTTGGAAAGGTAACGATGTTGATTTTGTAATTGTTATTGATTCGGATGAATTTTTATATCATGAGAATCTAATAGAATTTTTGTCTACAACAAAATTTGATGTATACTATCCAACAGGTTATAATATGATATCAAATTATTTTCCAGAAGATTATACAAAATTAATAACAGAACAAGTCACATCAGGCGAATATTGTAAAAATTATTCTAAAAGTATAATATTCAACCCTCGTACAGTTACGGATATTAATTATGGAATTGGAGCACATGAATCAAACCCAATTGGTGATAATATACAAATATATACGGGCACTGATTTAAAATTATTACATTATAAAAATTTAGGGTTTGATTATCGATACAATAAAAATTCAACTTATGGAAAAACATTAAGTTCTATAAATAAATCTAGTAAATGGGGTTGGCACTATAATATGACTGAAAATGAACAATATTCTGAATTTTCTGAACTTTATAAAAATAAACAATCGATAATTACGCAGCATCATGATGTATCATTTGTGATAACAACATGTAATCGTTTAGATTTATTAGAACAAACATTAACTAGCTTTTTTGATATTTGTAAGTATCCATTTAAAGAATACATAATGTCAGATGATTCGGGAAATAATGAAGTTTATATGCAATTAATAGAACGATGGGGCGATAAATTCAAAATAATTCAAAATAACCCAAAGTTAGGATTATGTCGTACAATTGATAAATTATATGCAACGGTGTCTTCGCCATACATATTTCATTGTGAAGATGATTGGAAATTTGACGCAAATCCAACAGTAGTTGAAGATTCGTTATCGATATTATTAGAACATGAACACGTACATCAAATACAAATACGACATATATATGATACTCCACATAAACCAGAAGATCAAACATATTCAACATTAAATTTTACAAATTTTAAAAAAATTCCATGGTGGCGTGACGCGTGGACTGGATATAGTTGGAATCCTGGATTGCGTAGAAAATCCGATTATCTACACATGTTTCCGAATGGAGTACAAGAATTTGGAGATGAAATTGAATGTTCTAAACATTCAATGAAATTTAATTATTTAGCAGTAATGTTACAAAATACAGCTTGTGCACATATTGGATATGATCGACACACAGAAAATTTTATTATATGATAGCAATAGTATTACATTTATATTATCAAGATCTTTGGCCAGAATTTAAAGAAAAAATTTTGCCGGTATTGTCATCTACAACGCATTTATATGTTTCAATTAACGAAGAAACTGAATATACAGCTGATATACAACTTCACGCTAACAAAGTATATGTAGTAGAAAATAGAGGTATGGACTTTGGACCATTCGTGTATGTATACGATAAAATACAATTATCAGACTATAAATATATCGTGAAACTCCACAGTAAAAAATCATTGCATTCGCCAGGCCTGGGTGATTGGTGGCGTCGCGATTTAGTTGATTGTATATTGCATGATACAAATCAATTTCAACATGTAATTAATTATATGGAATTAAATCCAGATATATACATGGCAGGTAGTGCTGCACATTTTCATAACAAACTTAAAGAATCATATAATCATCCAAATCGTATAGAAGCAGTTCCTGCAATTGAAAAAGTTAATACGATTTTAAATGTTACCGATCACGGATGTTTTTTTGCAGGATCCATGTTTATCGTAACAACGAATTATTTAAACAAATTATTTAACAACATAAATCTTGAAACATTTTATAATGAATTTACCGAAGGATATTCTCGAGGCGGAACATTAGCCCATGGGTTTGAACGAGTAATTGGATATGGAGTTGAGACATATAATGGTCAATATTTAACGATATGATATCAGTAATAATACCTACATATAAAAGTCCAGACGTGTTGGATTTATGTTTACGTTCTGCAGTTACAGGTCAGCGAAATAAAAATCAGATTATAGTAGTAGTTGACGGGTTCTATGACTTGAATAAAGAAGTCTTAGAGCGATGGTCTGAATCAATTGATGTCTTGAACTTAGAAACAAATCAAGGTCTTTGTAGGGGAACTAACCTAGGTGTATACAATGCTAAACATGACAAGATACTTATTGTGAATGATGATAACGTATTTCCGGATATGTGGGACACAATATTAGAAGAAGAATGGCAAGAAGGCGCTGTAATTTCGCCAAATCAAATAGAACCAATACCTAGCATGTTTTCGCAATTTATAATCGAAGATTTAGGTCAAGAACCTGCTACTTTTGATTTAGAAAAATTTTGGTTGTTTAACTATCACTATGCATCTGGCGATAAACAAGAAGAAAGTGGTTCAACACTTCCAATCTTTATGTCAAAATTAGATTTCATACGAATTGGCGGCTGGGATGAAAATTATGAATTAGGCATGGTAGCTGATTGGGATTTCTTTTTAAAATGCCAACTATCAGGATTAAAAATGATACGTAATTGGAATTTACATTTTTATCATTTTGCATCTATATCTACAAATGGTGAAAAACGAAAAAATGCTGAAATTGCAGGTCATCAATATGCACAATACAAATGGGGGGCTAACATAAAACACGATGTGACCACTAATTTAAAATACTTGTAAAATGTAAGTAATACATATTTATACATAGATAATATAGTTTACTTACATAAAACCACAGAACCATGCCAAAGATGAAAACCATTCCATTATTAGCATTTTCGTTTACGACAGCAATCACATTCGTTTGTTCATATTTTTACGATTTAACAATGAATAACTATGAACAATATTTATCCGTAATCGCCGTTGTATTACTTGACGGCTTTTTCGGAGTATTAGCCGGAATCAAACGAGAAGGATTTTTAACCTTTAAAGCACTCAAAGTATTAAGAACTGCAATTGTTTGGATCATATTCACAACGGTATTATTGTTAGTAGAAAAAGGATTTGCTGGTACTAGTTGGTTGAGTGAAACTATATTAATTCCATTCATCGTATTTCAGATAATTAGTGCATTGAAAAATGCATCAATGATAGGATGGATACCATCTCCATTATTAAATCAAATACTAGATAAAATTGACTTCCATAAAGGAGAACGTCAAACCAAAAAAGAAATAGAGTTATGAGTTTAGATTTAAAAAAAATCAAACAGGTTCCATTAGCAGAAGCACAATACTTCAAACAAGAAGTTGCAAAACGACAAATTGTACTACATCATACAGCTGGTAATTCATCAGGTGTAGCTACAATCAGCAATTGGAACACAGATGACCGAGGCT